CCATGATGGGAAAGATGACAGCGATGAAAGTGATGCCGCAGATTGGAACTACCTTGCGCGGCCAAGGCGAGCTTGTCGTTTTGACTGGCAATGGAGCGTTCAGTATGGATGTTTCCCTACCAAGGGCGCAATGGAACACATCGAACATCCAGCGGATCTCATTGCTTGGACGAGGATGCACAAGCCCATACTTAACCTTGGCAAACTCTGAGCTTTGGTTCAGGTCACACGATGGTTGGGCGTTCTATTCCAATAGCCAATCTGAATTTGCGCGATACTTCTCACTTCGTAAACTATCGAGGGAAGTAAACAAGTGGGTATCAAATGATACTTCGTGGCTGAAGCAATTTGCTTCTACGATGTTTTTTAATAACTACCTTATCAGCACGGTGGCACCACAGACATATAGGGCAAGAGGAGCAGAAGGATTGAACAGATACCATAGGGGGATGGTAGTTCTTGACCTTGACCAATCATCTTCACCCGCGCCAGACGCACAGCTTTCTTTCCGCTGGAATGGAATATGGACGGGGTTTAGACCTACCCAGTTACTCACGGCACTAATCCAAGGTGAGAAGCGCGGATTCGGATTCTCGTTCGACAAAGACAACAAGAACCGACTCTACGAATTTACAACGGGCTACGGCGCCGACTACGGCCCAAATGGAACAAGGCAGATCGAATCCTTCTTCACTACGGGCAGGTATGATTTCAACCGAAGCGGGGCGACAAACAAGTTCCTTCGCAAAAAGATTACGGGTGGAGAAATGTGGATGAGTGAGATTAACGGAACGGTGGATAGTTCTGTTAATTTCAGAGCCGACTCCAATCCATGTTGGTCAGAACTCAAAGTGCCTACGACATTCGGATGCGATCCATGTTCGCCGAAGGTAACTGAATGCGTTCCACAGAAAGGCGGCAATCGCTACAAACGCTACAAGTTTAACACGCCCGACCCGAGTGAGTGCAATGACTTGGCAGGAATCCCAGCGGTAGAAGGCAGCGAGTTTCAGATCAAAGTCAACTTAACTGGTTCAGCAACCGTTGACCGAGTAAGGCTGATGGCAAACATCAAGAACAACGACGATTCTCCAGTTGGCGATTGCCCAGAAGAAAATGAGGAATGTGAACCATTTTTGTGTTGCCAAGAGAAGTATTGGGAATATAGTATCATCAATTAAACGCTATGGACAATCAAGATAGTAGCCCTTCAATTATTTTTCCGAATGTTCCAGATGATTTTTGTCCAACTGGTAACTGGGCTGATGTATTGCAAACATTTATTGATGAGGTTCTTTCCAATGGAACGATCAATGTCCCCGGCCTTGGCGATGTAACTCCCGAAGAAATTGCTACTATCAATGAAACTCTTGCCGATCTTCAAAACCAGATCGACGCGATTGAAGACAACTTCCTTGTCCGCAAAGGAACCGTTACTGGAGTAGCTACTGGAGATTCAATTATACCAGTCACCTTTACTGCACTGCCTACGAATAGTTACTATGTAGGGTTGACTCCGCATGTTCTTGGTTCTACTGGAACATCAGGGCATCCGACAATTGCAATATCGCAAGGAACAAAAGCAACGACTGGCTTTTCGATAGCTATCGAAAACAACATTTCTCAAATTACGCAGATAGATTGGGTTGTGATCTATTCTGTATAACCAAGCAACCACTATAAAATTATGACACCACTAAAAGGAACCGATCCAAAGCTCGTATCAGGAGGCTCACCTACTCGCGGAATGATTCGTGAAGGTATGGGCAATATGCCTAACTTGGGCAAAAAGAAACCCAGCGTTTACACTACCGCTGGAACTCCAAAGCAAGGCTACCAGAAATAATTATCGGAAACGATAATCCCTATGGCTGATACCCTCGAAGAGATGGTGGAAGTCGTCAAAGGGTTCGTGGGTGACAGTGGCGTCTGTTCGTATGACAGAGCCGTTAAAGCCGTGAACCAAGCGCGACGACTGTTGTGGAACAAACGGGCATGGAGTTCGCAAGAAGAATATGTCCAGATTTGTTGCGTGGATAATTGCTTCACGCTTCCAGCCCGATATGAGCAAATCAAACTTGCTTGGATCGGGAATGATTCCGCGAGCCTCGCTGATGAATGGTTCAATGCGACCAACGCCTTCGCTCTTCATGCAGACCACTCATGCCATAGGGGAATTGTAGAAGTCGGAGGACTCCATGTCCTCTTCCGCGACTACACAACGCATCCATACCAAATCGGAGTGATGGCCGAGGAAGCTGAAGACATCGGCGTAGAGTTGATGTTTGAAGCACAAGACCAGTATGACACCTACCACAAGGTTAAGGTAACTACTGCCAATCCTCCAACGCTGGCGAAGTCTGATCTCCTTGTGAAAGGAATTCGGGCAGTCAGCAAGCCAATTACCAAAGGCAGGATTCGCGTGTATGCCTACGATACTGCATTGGAAGCAAAGACGCTGATAGCAATCTATCAACCGAACGATGCTAACCCAACCTTCCGTCGATTCAAAGCACCGAAGACCTGCGAGTGTATCACGCTTTACGCATCGAAGAAATACTTTGACCTAACCGATCCAAAAGAATTAGTTGAGTTCATTCCTGATGCGATGATCTATGCTGTATTGGCATTGAACTCGCGTGAGAATCGCAAGGCGCAGGAGTTCTTGAGTAACCTATCCCTTGCTGTGCAAGAGCAAGAGAAGGAAATGTCAAATGTAGAGATACCAACTGCTGCTCCAATTCGGTTCGCTAACTATAGCAGAGCAGAAAACCTAATCGGGTCTGATCTACTGTCACCTTCACCAAACGACTACTTCCTTTCAAGATGACGCTGACAATCCCAGATAAGATTGATGCAAGGAATGTCGTTGGATATGGTGATCCAGACTATGAGCTTAATCTAATGGACTTGGAGATTCTGAAACTCCCTCCACGGGAATGTCCGCTGGTTCACAAGTTTACTCCGGGGATGTATATTCGGGAAATCTATATGCCGAAGGATACGATCCTCACTACTCTGCTCCATCTGACTACCCATCCATTCTTCGTAATGAAGGGAGATGTGACTGTCTGGTATCATGGTATCCCGTCTCACCGCTACAAAACGGGTTACAGCGGCATCACAGAAGCAGGAACAAGGCGAATGCTCTACACCCACAGGGACACAATCTGGACTACCTGCCATGTAACAGACTTAACTGATCCAGACGAAATTATTGACACGATCACTTCTAGAGACTTTAATCCCCACATCGCCAAGGAAGACCCAAGGGTGCAGAAGTGGCGGCATAACCGAACCGACTTAATCAAATGAGATTCCTTTTACCAGACCCGCTAGGCAACAACAAACATCCACATATGTTTCACTCCAGCGGATTCGCTATTGCTGCTGGTGTGGTAGCGGTAGGAGCGGCGGCAGGATCAGCGGCTATCTCCATGTCAGCAGCGGATAGGGCGAAGAAGGGTCAAGGTGCGGCGGCAGCAGCATTTAAGAGACAGCAGAGAGAAGCTGTTGGTAAATTTGAGAAGGGTCAGAAAAAAGTTGGTAAGATGATTAAAGGAGTCAAAGCTCCAGAGTATAACTTGGGAGCGATGATCGGTGATGCTGGTCAGATTTCAGATTACTATCGCCAACAACTTGAGCAATTCCAGCCCGGAGCGGCACAACAACGCCAACAAGCGCAAACTCAAATCGGGCAAGCGATGGATGTTGTTTCCAGCTACCTTCGTGGAGATATCCCCCAAGATGTCAAAGACCAGATCACACGGAATGTTGCCGAGAGTGCAGGAGCGGGATTCAACCCAGCAACAGCGGGAAGGACTGGAGGATTCCAAGCGGCACAAGGTCAGACGGCACGTAACCTTGGACTGACCTCACTTGATATTCAAGGCCGAGGACTCGCCGCAATGCCATCCGTTCAAGGAACAGCAATGAACTGGCAGCAATTGGCAAAAGCATTTACAGCAGAACCACTCGATGTAGGAAGACTGCAACTTGGCTACCAGACTGCCCAAGCAGAAGTCGGCTTGCAGAAAGCTAAGATGACATCTGATATGTATGGCAATCTATTCAATGCTCAATCTGGTCTTGCTACGCAAATCTACG